TCACCTCGGGAAGCGTTCCGATGGGGAAATGCCCGCCGCCGGGAACCGTGATCGCCGCCGTGTTCGACTCGCCCGTCTTGACCACAGGGTCGCCGATGAACAGAGCCGCAACGTCGCCCGCGATGTAGTATGGATTGACCGCCCCGTTATAGGGCGCTCCGTTCCGATGCCGCAGCGGGCGAAGCCCGAACGGCGCGTCGATGTTTGCCATTGTGATATTCTCCGATGAGGCCCGTTACCGGATCGAAATCCCGTCGTGGGGCACATAGTCGCCGTTGGCGTCGCCATCGCGGCTCCTGCCGCGTCTGAGGTCCGCCAGTTGCTTGTCAAGTTCCGCGGACTTCATCCGCTGATCCTCGCGCCAGTATTTGATGGGCTTGCGGCACAAATATGCCCTGAGCGCGCTTCCATCCGGCGCAGTGCCCACAATCTGTGAAACCGCAGAGCCAAGGTCCGGCGTGTCATCCTTCACGCTGCCACCGTCCTGCGTCACGATATCCCATTCATCTTCTTTCGTCATCGCGAACAGTCTCGCCGGAACGTCGTTCACCCAGCGATACTTGAATCTCTCGAAGTCGAGCATCGCCATGGCCACGCCAAGCCGCTGCCCCGTAACGCCGCTTCGGTTCCTGCGGCGTTCCGTCATATCGTCTGCCCTGGGCTTCCGTCCGCGACGCGGCGCGTCCATCGCGCTATCTTCAGGCGTTGACATATTCGTCATGGAAGAACTCCCGGTCCTCTTTGGTGTCCTGGAAAATGCCCTGCGCGACTTGCCGCTTGAAGACGGATTTTGCGCTATCGGGCAAAGTGTCGAACCCGGCGCGCCGCCGCCCTGGCGCGAGCACATCGCCCGCCACAGGGCTCGGCTTCGGCTTCGGCGCAGAACCGCCAGACTGGAAAAGGTGCGGATAGTAAACGGCAAGCCGCTTTTCCGCGAAATCGATCTGGCCCGCAACATCCGCGATGGAAGGGACCGGCTCCCCAGCCGACAGCGCCATTTGGATAATATCGGATGCCTGCCTTCGGAGGATCGGATCGGCGAGCCAAGGCTTCGCGGCGTGGAATGGCGCAGTCGGATCTTCGGCCTTCGTCTTGGACGGGGCGTCTTCAACAACGGGCGGCTTCAAGCCTTCCCGGCGTTTCTCAAGCCGGTCGTGCTCTTCGACGTCGCCAACCTCCGCCGCCCGGCGCTGCGCCTCCCGCACCGCCGCAATCTCGCGGTTATACGACTCCTCCGCCGCCTTGCGGTCGCGCTCGATCTGCTTCGCCGTCACCGTTTCCAGCTTGCGAAGCATCTCCTCCTGCGCCGTCAACTTTTCCTTCAGCTTGCGGAACGGCCCGAAATTCTCGGCGCGCTCCAGATACCGGCGCGGGTCGGCGATGATCCCCGCAGGAACTTCGCCCTGCCATTCGGAAGCATCCTTCCAGCCCAGGGCGCGCGCGGCTTCCTCATCGTCCGCCGTCCACTCCGGAACCGAAGGCTCCGCCGCCGGCTTTGCGCCCGCATCCACGTCAGGCGTGTCGATCGCGTCCCGCTCAAGGCCGCCGTCTTCTTCGTCAATCATCGTAAACTCCCGCGATGCTCTCATCTTTCATCAGCCAGTAGGGAGCGCCATCGCGCCCCTTAACCTCGGACGCCTGGTAGCGGGAGAAGAAAACGCGGTCCCCAACCTTCGGTTTCGGCGCATCCGCCGGCCAGTCCGGGTTGACGAAAGCCATGGGCGAGACAGCGACAAGAACGCCGTCCGTCCGCGCAAATTCGTCCTTTTCTTTCACCTTCTCGGGGATATAGAGCCCCCCAGCCGTCTTTTCTTCGACCGTCTTGGGCTTCACCAAGACGTTGTAGCCAACAGGGCTGAACCCACTATCGTTCATCCGTCCTTCTCCATCTCGGCTTTCAGGTCGTATTCATCCGTCTCAAAGAAGTCCTCAAGGAACTCTTCTCGCACCAGGACGTGCATCCGGGCCATCTCGGTTTCCGGCCCGTAATTCCCGCTCCAAAGCATCTGGCTGACCGCCTCGCGCTCGCGCGCCACCGTGCTCTCGATTGCCGCCTTCAGCGCGCGCGTGACGGGATGTTCCCGCCAGTCGTCAATTTTACGCTGTTCCACTCGCCATCGCCTTTGCCGCGTCGATCCGAAGCCGCATTCTATTCATCGGGTGATCCGGGTCCGCCGCGTCCGCGTCCACCATAGTCTTGACCGCCCCGGCCCGCGCCTGCTCGGTCTCCGCCTCGATCTTCCCGACCTGCGCCCGGTTCTCCATGATCTCCGAAAGCATCTTCTCGATTCCGGCAAGCTTCGTCTGAACCGTGGCCTCTGCGTCTTTGACCTGAAGTTCCGTCATGATCTGCTGCACTTGCTGCATCATCGGGTCGGGCTTCGGAATGAGGGTGTCCACGTCCCGGACATTCGCGGCCTCGAATATGCGCTTCGCGGCCTCGGCCCGGTCGGCCATGTCGGTCTGCGCCATCTCCATGATAAGCTGCGCCTTGGCCATCTCCTGCATTTTCGTCACGCTATTCGGGTCGCTTATCGGTTGAATGTCCATGTCCGCAGCGCCAAAGTCCTGCGCCGGATCGTGCTGGACAGGGACGTGCTGCCCTGTCTCGTCCTGCTGAACGTCGTCTAGAAAGACATTATATTTCTCGGCATCCAGCGTCGTCGCGTTGATCTCCGCGAAGAGTTTGTATTCCCGCTTCATGCTGCGAAAGATCCGCTTGTAAGCCGCGGTGAATACCTTAAGCCCCTGCTCGATCAGTGCCAGCGTCGTGGTCGCGGTCTGCGTCCGCGCCGTCTCGCCGGTCAGAACGTCCGCCGTGCTGGAAATTTCCTTCCCAGCCGAAATCAGCATCCCGAGCATCGCGAACATCGTCTGATCCGGGCCGGGGAACGTCATCGGCACGATGGCCGAGCGGATATCCGCCCCCTTCGCCTGAACCATCGCCCATTCGCCCGGACGCATCCGCTTCGCGCCGCCCTTGAGCCGGAACTCCGCCCCGATGAATCCGCCGCCGAGCGAGGCGTAATGCCCTGCGTCGATCAGCTGGTTGAACGCCGTGTTGATCCCCGCCGAGACATCGCCAAGCAGAACGCCAAGCCCCGTCCCCCAAAACCCGCCATCCATCGCCGGCATAAACTGATAATGCACGAAATAGTTGCGGCGCTTGATGCGCTCGACGGAGGTCGGAACCTCTTGCATCGTCATGACCTGCATCGGCCCCATAGGCGTCTGCTGGACCACCGCGACGGGCTGCTGCTCCATCGCGAACTTCACGTCGTCAAGCGTGAAGTCCGCCGCAATGGCCACAACTTTCTCCGTATCGCAATGGACTGTGACGATGTAGGGCTCCGGATACCCATCCTCATCCAGGTCGAGCCGGCAATGCTGCTCGATGAAGGTTTCAGGCTCCTGATCGTCCTCGCCCTTGTTGTCATAGTCGATAGCGACGAATCGCCCGTCCGCCTCCCGCTCCGTTATCTGGTATGGGTAAAGGTCGTATTCCTCCGTCGTGCGCGGCGCTGTCTGAATGTTCTGGCATTTCGCGTGGACGATCATCTTGCCGGGCTCGACCAACTTGCAGCGCGGGCGGTCCCCATCGAACCATACCTTGCGAAACATGTCCCCGACGATGGGAAGCTGTACGAGCAGCTTGTCTGTATCCGCCTCCCACTCCTCGATTTCCGCCGAAAGCTGCCACGACATGAAGGAGGAAACGCGCTCGCCCCGCGCCGCCTTCTTGCCTCCGACGTCGCGCCCCCAAATCCGGCATTTCACGATATTGTCTGACGGGACAATCGCCGGATAGGCGCGCGCGTTGAACTGCAACGCCGCTGATGTCACCAAGGGATACTTGATGTTCGACGCCTTCTCGAACGGATAGGTTTTCTCCGACTTCACGAGCTGGGCGAGGTCGATGGCCTTTTGCATCTTCGCGAGCCAATCCGCCATGCTCTCGCGGTCCATATCGAAACTGCGAATCGCCTCGTGGCCGATCTCCACAAGCTGCCGATCCGCCATGACGGACGCGATGTTCGGAACCGCGAGGATTTCCTGCAAGGTCACGGCGGGCGGCTGAACCTCGCCCTCCATCTCCTGCATCTCTTCATCCATCTTCAATACCCCGTATCGTCGTCGCGGTCGCTGGCGCGGTCTTCTTCGAACTCGCTCGGCTCCGTCTCCCAGGCCGGAGCATCGTAGCCGCACGCGAATGCCATGAAGCTGTCCGCCCCATGGCTGTTGTCGTCGTGGCGCGGGCGGTCCTTCCAGACGCCGCGCTGCTCATCCCAATCCTTGCGGTAGTGCCGCAGCCGCTTGATGCCCGTAGCGCAGCCCGTCGCGTCGAAGTCGCAGGTCGGGAACACGGCGCGGGCGGCGTCGATGGCCTCCATCTTCACGCTTGCCCGACCGACAATCCGGGGCCGGAGCCCGTGCTTCTCCGCCTCCGCGAGCCGACCGTTCTCAAGAAACAAGTCCTGCCTGTCGCCGTCATGTGGCCAGAAGTGATCGCCCCATTCCGCGCCATGTTCCCGCCGCCACTCCCGAAGCCAGCGGACATAGTAGCTGATGTGCTCCCCGCTGTTCTCGTAGTAGCCCACGAAGCGGTTGCGGCGCTCGATGCGCTGATGCAGCCATATCGTTGTCGCGTCGTTCCTCCCCAAATCCCAGAACGTATTGACCGGATAGCGTGGATCGTAGGGAAACCGCCCGATGTGGCCGTGCTTGTCCGCGAACGCCAGTTGCGGCGCGAAATAGGCCCCCTCGATGGCCTGCTCGAACGCCTCATCCGGCGTTGCGGGGTTCTCCCGCTTCATGTCCCCGCCAAGGTCGCGCTCAGTGATGATCCACCAAGCCTCCTGCTCCGGCGTGAGCGTCACCCCATATTCATAGCGCAGCTTGTCGAAATACTCCCGATCCTCGCGCTTCACCGTATCGGGCCGGGGGGGCGAGATGTTGCCGGCGTCCGACCACCAGGGGAAAAAGTGAAACGACCAGTCCTTGCGGCTCTGCTTCGGATCGCGCCGGGCGCGCGATGTCATATCGAAGAACGCGCCTTCCTGCCCCTCCGCCGTGCTCTCGATGGTGATCGCGCCATGCTCCGCCGCCGGGAACGACCCGGTGACGATCTCCCGCGCCTTGTGCGGGTATTGCGCGCATATCTTGCCAAATTCCGAAACGTGCAGCCGCTGGATCGTGCCGGAGCGCGCCGACGTGGTGACGCTGATGCTGGACCCGTTCGCGAAGTGCAGCGCATCAGCCGAGTCCTTCACGCTCGGCAGCTTATCCCGCAATGCCGCGGGGAGGTTGTCATACGGGAACTTCACCTTGCTGGCGAAGATCGCCTTCGCGTCGTCCAGCTTGTGCGCGATGATCGCAACGGCCCAGTTCGGGTTGAACAGGGCCTCATCCAGCCCGATGATGCAGCAAAGCGTGGTGAAGCCCAACTGCCGGGCTTTCAAGATGATGTCCCGCTGCGTCAGATCGGCGAGCAACTTTTCCTGCGCCGCATTCGGGCGGAACGAAACCTTGTTTCCCCCCTTGTCGATCACGCTGTAGAGGTTGGAGATACGCCAGAGCGGATCGTGCATCCGCGCCGCAAACTCAGTCTTGTCCAAGCCGCTTGCCGGAGGACGCTACCGAGGCGAGGAGTTCGGCGAGCCCGTCGCCCACGTTCATCGTCGTCTCGTTCTTGTCGCGCCATTCATCGGAACGGCGGTTCTTGAGCCAGAAGATCGCCGCTGTCGTGTCGGCAGTCACTGCCTCTTTATACGGCGCATAGACAGGCTCATCCTTGCCAGCGGGCATGAAGATTTTAACCGCGTCTCGCTCGTAGCCGATGGCGCGCTGATACAGGCTGCGCTCGACGCGATTATCGGCCTCTTCCTTCCCGGCCTTTAGGGCCTGACAAAATTCCTCGTGGGTGTTTTTCCAGCGATAGAGCGTCCGCGTCGAAATGTTGAAGAAGTCCGCGATCTCTTCATCTGTCGCGCCGAGTTTGGCCAGCTTCTTCGCGCCATCGACATATGACTCGCGATAGTCGGTAGGGCGCGCCATCTTACGCCACGTCGATGATTGAGACCGTCCCGCCGGCCGAAATCTCGATGTCGCGGGCGATGCCGGGCTGAAGGTAATATCCCACGGACGCCGAGGCGGTTCCACCACCTACCACGACGCGCGCGGCTTCATCGCAGATGATGCCGAGGACGGTGCCGGCAGGGGCGACGATAGCGGCCCCCCCGCCCACCTCACCATCCGTGAGGTTGCTGGCGGTTATGGACGTGGTATGCGCGCCTGATGCGACAAGCTCCCCGGCGACAGCGCCGGCGCCCGCGCCTCTGTTGCGCCCGTATTTCACCAGGTCGAAGACAGCAGTTC